GAACCTATCGTATATGTTAATTGTGGCATCTTCACCATCGATCCACTTGTCTTCTAGTTCAAGTAATTCTTGCATAATAGTATTATTAATTTTACGTGTTAATTTTTCTTGCGGTGATAGCATAATTACATTGCTTTGAGCTTTTCTTTCTTCTTGTTTTTCTTTATATAAAATTTTACCTTCATCAATTAAAGGAATCATTCTATCAAATAAATGATTTAAGAAATCTTTAGCAGTATTATTATCTGCATCATTGTTTTTATGTAAGTCATTATTATACCAAAAAGCTGTAGCGGCATGATGAGTCATTGTAAATTTATATTCCGGATTTGCTAAGATATACTTAGATGCATCAGGAAAGTTTTTCTTAACCCAAGTTTTGACTTGACTTACACAGTCTTTTCTATCAACTTGAAGATGAAAATAATCTTTTACTGCATTAAAACCTTTATCAATTGGTACACCAGCAAGTCCAGTTCTTGCTCTAGCTCTTACTGTTTTCTTTTTTAGTTTTTTACCTTTTAATGCTTGTAGTCCCATATTAAACTCCCATTTATATGTTGTGTTTGTTAATGTAATCGTGTGTAGCGCTTATGACCATATTAGGGTATTCGCCTAAGTATGTACCAGCATCTAACATTTCTTTAGTAACTAAGTGTTTATGCATATGTTCTATATTATCATAGTTAGCGAGAATATCTTTACCTAACTGATCAAACTCTTGATCAGTTATTAAATTTTTATCAAGCTTATAATAAGCATAAGAGCACATTAGATATTTAGCTATAGGGTTTTTCATTAAGCTATAGCCTTTTGAACTTTCTTTTCATTTTCAAGAAAGACTTTATCCATCATGGTGACTTCAATAGAATTTGATATAGCAAAAGCTAGCATATCATTCTTTTCACATAATAGTTCGCAGAATCTTAGCCTTTCGCCATTATCCATTAACTCTAATTGTTTGATGATTTTATCATAATTAAACATAATATAAACTCCCAATTTTTTATTATAGTTATATTCTACCACAGTTTTACGCAAATGTAAAGGAAAAAATGCATAATTTATAAATTAATTTCTCCTCATAGTTGCGTACTCTTTAGCATCTGCATTTTTACTTACAGGTACCATGTTTGATTTATGCATAGTAGCAATACCAGTGATGAAGGTACCAGTGTAAGTATTTTTCTTAGACTTACCAACAACCGGACCGGTGTAGTCACTTGTTGGTAGAGAACGTGAAAGCTCTTTGTAATTAGGAGCTTTGATTCCTGAATTCTTAGATTTATTTTTAAGTTGACTAGGATGTACGCCACGATCCATCAACCATTTATCATGTTCTGCTTGAGCTTTAGCCCAACCTGGTTTACGAAAAGGCTTTTTCTTTTTTGTACTATTATTGTTGTAGTAAACTGGTAATAGATGCATTGTCATTTTGTACTGCTCCAAATAATTTAGTTAAATCAATATAGCCATAGTTGATTGCGAATATCAGTGCTACAATAATCATAATGAGTATTGCATTACGGAAGAACCAACCAACTATGGAAAAGAATACGCCTACAATCAATGCTCCAGCTACTGCGAAGAAGAGGAGTTGAAAAAATAGTGGAAGCATTGATTGTATCTCTGATGGACTCGGCATTTGCTCTCTCTCCAATTAGTTAAAATTCGTTGGAGGGGCTCTCTAACACATCCTTATCTTCCATAGGTATACCCCTCCGCGGAAGATAAGGGGAACGTTTTATACTCCGACTCTGGTTCCCTGGGTAGTGCCACACCTGTAAACCCCGACGCCCTTCTGCTTCTGCCTAATGCAACTTCTCCATCGGTACGCCCTGTCGGTTACTTTCGCTATGTCATTATTTAAACTCCCTTTTCAATTTTATAATAATATTATACACTATTTTTTTGCCTTTGTAAAGGAAAAAATGCATTTAATTTAAAAAAAGTGATTAACATATTAATTATTTTTCCAGTTAAAAATATTTTTATTCTTAGCTTCTTCAAGCTCTTCAGTCAACTCTTTAATTCTTTTATATAAAGCATATTTTTCTTTTACTTCTTCAGCTATCTGCTTCTTCAACAAATCAACTTCAGTGAATGCTTGGCTCGTCATCTTCAACTTCCTCCAACTTAAATACAAATTCTATACCGTTATCATTATGAGATTGATGAACCATTTCACCAAGTTCATAATCTTTATCTTCAACAGTAAATACTATTTCATTTTCGTCATTAAATTTTTTCAACTTAGCTTTTTCAAAGTTTACTACATTAGATTTTTTATTAGACATATTATCTCCTATTAATTAACACTCCAGCCAATATTGGCTTTAGCCCATTCGTTACCCTTATCTTCAACAATGGCTATTACAGCATTATCTCTTGGAAGAGTATCCATCATTGAAAGCTTTTCATCAGCCCACTTATATCTACCAGAAAGGATCGACATAAGAACGACTTCAGTATCTAAAGCATCTTGTTTGTACATATCAGCCATATCTTCTTTGATGGCCCATTTGGACTTTGATTGTTTTGTAGATCTTTAATTAAATTTGATAAATTTTTCATGATTTCAACTCCTTAATTTTTTATTTTATAGTACTATTATACCACATAAATTAGGGAATGTAAACCGTTTTTTTCACTTATTTGAAAAATAGTTATTAACTTGTTAAATGTTTTGCATGGATTCTACAACCTATAAAATTGTTGTAGTAGTCATCTCTAAATAACACATCATTATCGAATTGAAGCTTTGCTTCGTAATAAGACATTTCACCTTTTGTCTTACAGAGTTTTAATATTTCTCTGGTAAATCGGTCAGATCCAAATTCTTCCACAAGCCTGCGTACTTCATTGGACGAACCATAATATTCTCTCCAATCAGATTCGATACGTGTTCGTACTCTTCTCTTACGTGTTTTAGTGATGGGTAAAGTTTTAGGTTTCCAGAAGTTTTTCTTTCCAATATACTTCTTGCCTGTATCCAACTCTGTGATGACGTAAACAAAACCTTGGTACTCCTCTGGAGTAGTTTCAAACACCTTATCATTATAATACCACATAATGTTATTTATTCAGCGTTTTCAACTTCTTCTGCTTCTACTCTTCTTCCACATATCGGACAAAAAATAGGTTTTTGGTATGATGCTACATATGTTGCTTCATCACACTCTTCGCATTCTATTTCGTAATCCTTCAATGATCTCTCTCTTTCTTTTGTCAGATGCTTTGAACCACTCTGCAATTTCGTGAGTGGTTCTTCCACAACCTATACAAGTATCATTTTCGACTTTACATATTTTAACACAAGGTGAAATAATATTAGAAGTCGATTTCACAGGCGCCACCTGCGCATGCGGCTGCAGCGAGTGTATCAACATCGGTATACTTCTTCTCTGTTATATCTTCTTTCCAATCTATAGTTTTAAGTGTAGATTGTATCTTATTCCACTTATGTAATAAGTAAGCGTCCTTTAAACAATGCTCTGCTAAAACAGTATCAGATCCTAAGTAGTTATCTGCAAACTTGTTAAATCTTCTTATCCAATCATTTTTAAGCGCATTCTCAGAAGACTCTAAAGATATATCATCTCCAAAACCTTTTGCTGTTGCGCATGCATCCCATAAGTTATTAAAACATTTAAGTGCATCAACTACCATACCTGAAGCAAAGACCGCTGCATTACCATATTTATCAACCATCTTATCTGCGGTTATCACTGCAGTGTTAGGTGCTTGATTGTAGTCTTTATCTCCAGACATTGCTAGGAAAGATATTCCTGCAAACGAATGTCTGTTTTCAAAAACATATTTTTCAACTTCATCCCAATCATCAACAATAATAGTATTCGAGACGTTATGTCTTATACCTTTGTCTGCACAAAGATCTTCATTAGTTCCTGCTTCAACCCAATACTTTTGAGCTTTCTTTACAAGTTCTAAATGTTTAATTCCTAATAAATCATCTTTATACATCGAACCTTCATTAGGTAAGATAGGAAATGAAACAACAACATCTGTTCCACCTGCAGACCATACTGATTCTTCAACCATGTATGGATTAGTCTTCATGATCGCTTGTGTTATTTCAGATTCTTTATTCATTTGAACGTTTCTAATATACATATCAGAATGTTCAGCGTGTATGCCTGAGGCTGTTTGTAATAATACTGATGCATTTCCACTTGGTTTTACACAAGTTGTCCTTGCAGCTGCATTAATACCTATTATTTTAGAAACCTCACGATTTACTTCCTTAACAATTTGAGCTCCTTTTTCAAGGATCTTTGCATTGAAAAGTATTTTAGGATTATTCATCCATCCTGTAATTGAAACTCCAAGTAAAGCTTCTCTATCAAAAATAAGTTTTGAAGTATCTGTTAAAAACTTGAAGTCTGTGTACCCAGCCTGTAGGGTACCGAGGATAGACGCTGCTCGGCATGCCTTATAAAAGTCTTCCTCGGTATTGCATTTGCCTCCGTTGATCTCAGTTAGGTTACATCCTTGCCAACCTGACTTTTTATTAATTTGAGGATACATTCCAATCTCAACACATGGATTAGTTGTATGCTCTTTTGATTCAACGAACACGAATCCTGGCTCACCAAATTGTTTGACAGATTCCATAATCTTGCCAAACTCTTCTGGTGTGGTCTCATCTCTTACAATAACTGCAGAGTTATTTGACCTGCCTCTTTGTGGATTATCCACAAACCAATTGCCTGTTTTAGCATTCATCATTTCTTCATCATCAGGCGAAAATAAGCATATTGTTGCTGATCTTCTTACACCACCAGATAATACAGCATCAGCTGCATGCATCGTGATATCATATGCGTTTATAGGTTTAAGGTCAATTGGATCTTTGGAATCTATTACAATACCTTGAAGTAAATGTTCTATTTTGTCTAAGGACCTTCGAAGTCCTTCTGGACCAGGTGCTTTAAATCCTCCTGATATCAATGCACCTTTTGGTCTTATTTGCGATAAGTCGAAGAATACTCTACGGCCTTCATAGTCTGGGTGTTTTCCACCGCCTACAAAGAATGATGACATCAACACGTCGAGAGCTGATGCCCATCCTTCAATAGAATCTTCGACAATATATCCCTTTGCTTGTTTAGTTCTATTTTGAATTTTTGGCAATTTTTTAATATGATGTTTTTGTACAGAGAATCCAGCACCAGCACCACATAATAAAATGTAAAACACTTCACCAAAAAATTCTGGTCTATTGACATAAGAGGAAGTACAATTATACATTCTCATCTGATGTTTCATTAATTGCTCTCCTCCAAACTGGAGAGCACGCTGTGCTCCAAGAACTCTTTTCTCTTTATATGCTTTTCTTGCTTCTTCTAAATACTCTGATAACTCATTATTGCTATTCATATAGTTTTTATCGTGCATTTCAATTACACGATCTACTGCCTCATCCCAAGTTTCATATCTTCCCTCGTCTTCTATAAAACGAGAGTAACCTTCATAAAACTTTGTTTGAGACAAAAAATCCCTTGTGTCAACAAACTGTTGCATTTTTACCTCTTACTTTTTTGATTATTGTATCTATTATATATTAAAAAACAGTTTTTGTAAAGGACTTATTCACCACTATTTTAAAATATATTTTTCAATTAAATGATTTTTGCATTTACTTTTCTGTGACCATTCCAGGCAACAAATCCACCTATTCTTAAAGCCCAATAAGCAAGGTAATTTAATAAGTGAAATCCATTTTGCTCAATGTTTATATCACGAAATATTAGATCTGCTTTCTTTTGTGTAATAGTACCTATAGTTTTCTTTTTACTTTTTTTCAATAACGTTTCATACTTATATGCAAAGTCATGTACTAATCCACCCATTAACAATACACCTGTAGGTGATAACCATGTATGTAAGAATTTTGGAATAGATGCACCGTCAAATGTAAATCCTGCTGGAATGACATACCAATCTCCTTCAATTCTAAATTCCCAATCTTCTGCAACTTCCCAATTACGCGTACCCATTAGCCACATCCATATTGCACCCCAAAAGCCCTTTCCTGCTGTTGGTATCGCTATAGGTTTTAGTTTCGGCATTTCTTTATATTCAAATCCAATAATAACATCATCGCAATCAATACCAAACATATTGATTATAAATCCAATAATAATTAACACTCCAACTACAGTAAATTGCCACCATGTGACAAGTTGATCTATTATGAATTCCATTATTGTTTCTCCTCTTTAGGTTTTACAGCTTTTTCATAATAAACAATTATTTCTTTCTGTTGATTCAAGTACCTTCGCATTTCTGCAATATTTATTGCTAAGTTCTCGTAATCTTTCATGCTTAATGCAACATAAGCAAGATCGCCGTAGACTTCTTTAAAATCTTTTACAAACTCTTCGTAATTATCTTTTGTGACTACGAATACTCGAGTATTATTGAGTTGGAGTGGTTTTGGTCTCGCTACTACTGGTATCTTTATCTGTTCTATCTTCGTCACCGTCTTTATTTCCGGTTCCGGAACCAGCCTGCTCAGGCCGCTGCAACCAGCTAGGCTTATCAGACTTATTAGTATTACCAGTTTCTTCCATAATCCCTTGCCACAATTTATAACTTGCGCCATTCATCTTTCCTTCTAAAACTTTTGAATCTTTAAGAGCTTCAACTACTAAATTTAATTTACTCAACTTAGATCTTAATTCATCACGGTATGCTTCAGCTTTTTGTAAGTCTTGTTGTAATGCTTTATTTAAATTAGCCATCTTTGTAATATTAGCTTTTAGCTCGCCAATACTTTTTTCAGATGTTTCAACTGCTACTTTAAGTGTAGCATTGTTTTTTGTAAGAACTGCTATTTTATTTTGAGTAGTATCATAGTAATACTTTGCGCCATAACCAACAACACCGATCATGCCGATAACAAATATAAGAACGTATAACCTAAGCATACTTATCTTCTATGTATTTTCTAAATCTTTTAAGTAGTACTGGAAACTGATCTTTTTTTCTACGCTTATCGTGCATAGTTGTGGTTTTGAGTCTAGGTCCCATTGCCGTTGTTGCAGGATTTGGTATAGATGCAGTGGTTGTCATCTCTTCACTTGCGGCTTGTGCAGATCTTAATGCGTCTGCTGTAGGTGCACCTTTCTCACCTTTTTTACGCATACGTTTACCAGATTTTCTTCTCATATGAATGTTGTGCCAAAGGCCTTTTGACTTTTCTTCTATTGATTCTTTTTGCATGTTAACCTCTTCCATAACATCTGTATTTGCGCTTTTACCAGATTGTTTTACTACACGTAAAGGATTACCTACCATTCTTTCATATTTTTTTGCTGCTGCTCTTGCTTTATCTTCTGAACTATGATAACTAAATGTGTAACGAGATTTAGGTGCGCTAGGTTGAACTACAACATGTGTATACGGTTTAACTTTACTTCCTTTTTGTCTACCAGCAATTCTCATCTTATTAACTCGCTTGCGGTTACATATATTTCTTGGTCTGTTCTAATATGAGTTGCTTCATATATATCAACTCCAAATACATCTCCTACTGGAAAACAATCATCTTTAATTCTAATTTGGTCTTTAGCCCAAACTAATTCGCTACATGATTTATTAAGTAACTTAGAATTATTAACTCTATAAACTCCCGGTGATAATTGTTTATTTTCTAATAAGAACCATTCATTCTTCTCATTTAAAAAATCTAATACTTCAATATCACATTTTTCACAAATTGTTTTTAATCCTTTTTCGCTGAGATTTGCTTTTTCTTTAACGAGATAAAGCGCTGACGCAAAAGATCCGAGTTTACTTCCACCTCCTGGAATTTTTGCAACGAGCCTTTTGATGTTAGCCACAAGGCGAACGAAAGGAGTATAAGAAGACTTTTTGCTATCAGTGTCAAGTTTCACGTTCCTGTTTCTCTTTCCGTTTTCATCTATAACACCTTCTTTATATGCATCCCAACTTTTCCAATCCATCACCATCATTCTTATGAATCGAAATGCATAAACGGTGTCAACTGCTCCTTTTAGTATACCCATTAAATCTTCCTTAATATGTCAACAACATTTGGATCCATAGTAATGCCTGTGTATTGATCATTTTTAATATAATTCAAAAATATTAAAAATGGTTTTACTATAGGCCAATGTCTATCTTCAAGTTTAAGCTCTAATATTTCAAGAGCAGCTTCAGTACCAAACATATTAAAAATAACTATGAAGTGATTTAGTAATAATCTCTCAGCTAAATCATCTGTTTCGAGATAACGATTAAGTAATCGTTTTATATACTTAAATCTCTTTAAGTCTTCATAAAACTCATCAATGTCAGCGAACTTCGGATTCTTATAATGCTTAGCTGCATACAAGAATAAGTTCTTTTCAGTTAGTTCTTTAAAAATCATTACAAAATTATATATTAAATTTTTAAAGAGCTTCTTTCAATTCTTCAATTAATGCCGCTTTATTTTTCCTTTTGTCAAGTTCAATACCATTTTCTCTACCAAGAGCTTCAAGTTCTTTCTTAGTCATTGATTCATATTCACTAGGAAGAGTATCATCAGTCATAAGTTCTGCCTTTGCTTCTTGAAAATTTGTAGGAGATTCAGTAAGCATCTCTGGTTCAGATGTTCCTCCTCCAAAATATTCTGCAATTGCTTCTTCAGATATTTTTCTAGAAACTAAAAGCTCTCCAGTTCTAGGATGTCTCCAACCTTGTGGAGTTGGTATTGCATCCTTTTGAAAATTTGGTGGTGATATAGCCATATTATTTCCCTTTATTTGTAAACTTCAGGATGCATAGTTTTATGATCCCCATCATAATGCTTCTTTAAATATTTTTGTAAGTCTCTTTTCTTACCTGTAGCATAAGTTCCCATCATTCCTCGCGTATTGTCATAGTTTTTACTTTTTTTCAAAGTAATACCATGTTTCTTTTCGTGAGAACCAGCTGTACCTGTGTCATGATCGATATCAACTGTCATCTTCTTGTCCATATCTTCAACCACTGCTACTGCATCAAGTAAACCTTTTGATACTGTGTTACCTGATACACCATAAGATTCAGTTGCTACTTTAGGTCCTTGACCTTTTTTAGTCTCGTCAGTAGGTGGATTAATTATTTTCTTATCACCTTTTTTGTTATCATTACTTCGAGCTTTCATGCTTGGTCCTGCTCTACCTGCTTTTGCAGCATCGTCATGAGACTTTTTCTCTAAGTCAATGTCAGCAGCATTACCTTGAATGTCTGATTTCATTTTCTTTGCACCTGCGCCTTTAAGATTATTATCCATTGGCTCTGCAGCTGCAGCACTCTTATAATGTTTAGCTCTGTCACTTTCATATAATGACATTAACTTTTCTCTAAAAGACATTGTGCTCTCCTTAGCGAGTTTAGTGTGCGACACTAGCTTCGGAAAACTATGCTTAGGTTTACCTGTCTTAAATTTTCCGGCGTCTTTAGTTGTTCCAATAGCTGTCTGACTTAATGAATTAGCATCTTTAGCAGCTTTCTTATATTTTCCTTCACTATCATAAGAAGATAAATTGCGAGCTTGTATATGAGCAGCATGTGCTTGTTTATGAATATCGATAGCGCGACCGTGCATATCTTCATCATCAGCATTATGATTTCCATGACGAAATTCGGAATCATGACGCATAGCGTGACTAGCATGAGCCTTTGCCATGGCATTATGATAACTAAAGCTTTCGTTAACTGATTCAACTGATTCTTTTTGATCTGCTATTGCTTTAGCTGTATCTTTTTTCATAGTTACTGGGTGTGTTTTACCAGCAAAATTAAAATTCTTCTTTCCGGCCTTAGCTGCTGCGGCTGCTGCGCCATGAAAGGCTGTTCTTTCATTTGCTGGAATGTCTTCAGGTATATGATACTTGAAACTTTCTTCCATTGTGTGTTCTCCTTTACATCCACATGTGTGCTACATAAGCACCTACCGCTGCAACCATTGCAGCATATACTACTTTATTTATAATGCTCACTGTATGAGCATTTTTGTCAACAGATTGTTGAATCTCATCTAATTTTACAGAGAGCTTATTCATTCTATCTCTCATGTTGTCATGATCTACTTGAAGTGCTACTATCTTCTCTTCTGCTCTTGCTAAAGATATCATAGCATCTGCTAGCTTATCAATCTTTTGCTCTATTCTATCAAGTCGTGTTTCATTAGTTTCATTTTGTACCATTTATTT